GGTTCCGCACTTCCTCAGCCGTTCGGGTCTTAGGATTGTTTGTAAGATAAAGTAAGAAATCCGCATAGTAGAATTTCTCAATTTGGCTTCTAACATCCTGCACATCAGCCGCTAAAGCACCGATGGCTGGGTTGACCTCAAACACTGTGCGAAGTCCTCCCTGAGCCATTGCTGTTGCGTCTAATGGGATATGCTTCCTAGCTTGTGTTGTAAGATATGATTTACGGATATGCGCTGGTCCCTGAGTAGTAGGGTCTAGCATTTTCTCCAACGCAATGTCCTTGCTGATAGCCTTTTTATTGGCTGATCTAATAAGGTTGATCGCACTTGTCGTAGGCCCCATCTCACCGTAAGGTCCGTCCCCATGACTCTTACCTACAATAAACGGTCTTCTAGTGGAGTATCCGATCTCTAGGTAGGTAGCGTCTTTCGGTTGAGGGATGAACCCTTGAGCCGCAAAACCGTTACCAAACGATTGACCAGTCTCATAGGTCACATTAACCCATTGTCTGTTAACCCCACCGATAGGTTCGTTGATGTTAAGATTCTTGTTTTTACAGAAAATCTCAACGCACTCAATCATTACAGTCGTGTCAGACTTCTCAAACAAATTGCGGACCATTAGGCTGAATTTGCTCCAGTCCCACTTACCGTCTTTCTTAGTACCGTAGCGATTAACTAGGGCCATAGCATGACAGCTAAACTCCCTAATCACTACAATAGGCTCGTTCAAAGCGTCTACGATAGGGAAGTAAGACCCTGGCATGAGTGTGTAAACATGAAGCCCATTGTTAAATTTCTTAAAGATATGACAGCCAGTATTGACAGCTCCGAAGTCATAATAGAACTGCCCTGCTTGATGGTAAAAATTGGAGTTAGACAAGTATGATTGAACTCTGCTAGTAGCTAGGTCCAAATACTCACGGTTAGGAAGAAATCTATTGCGATCTGGGTCTGGATGTTGGTATCTCATCCAGGGTCTTGAAGCTGATGTATTACCTTCTAAAAACCCCGCCACAAACGATCTGTGAGACAGGATGTGTGTACCGTCTAGGATGGGGTATCCACCCACCTTATCTTGATTCTTAAGCCCTAAAAGGTGTTTAGCTCTGTGAGGGGTTGTCCACAAAAGCCACTCAAGCCAATCGTTTTTACGATCTTGGTCAAACTTGGCCTTTGCATCCTTACGCAATAGCTCAAATTCATCTCTCGTGTAGCCTGCGACTAATTCATTCATTTATATCCCCAAGAACTCACCAGCTAGTTGTTCTTCTGCGCTGACTCCACCACCTGTGGAACCACCCGTTCTTGTACCTTTAGCAGCCATAGATAATTGTCTCTCACGGTCTTGTTGATTACGAATACGCTGCTTCTTTTGTTCTTCAAGTGCTTCTTTTTGGGCGTCGATTTGCTGTTTTGCAATGTTATTTGCTTCTTCAGCAGCGGTCGCACCTGTTACGTCTTTTAAACCTTGGTATACTCCACGGGCTGTAATACCTGCTTCAAGCTGGTCATCGTCATTTATACCAACTAGACCTCCTGTCTGTACTTGCAAATAAGTGTCTGCAACTTCATTCAAACTAGGGAGTCTAACCCCACCGATACTACCACCGCCCATTATCCAACCCCTTTTTGAAGGTAAATGATGTCTGACCCTAGCTTAACTATTTTAAACCCATGTCTTAAGTGCATAGCTAAGGTCCGTTCCATGTCTTTATTACCCAACTCGACACTGGTCATCACACTATATACATTTAAATTAGCACACAACTCTAACATACTATCAATCATTTTCTTATAACCCCAACCTCTAGCTTCGGGTTTAAGGTATATCTGACTTATGTATATACTTGTGGGTTGCTTATAATACATATAAAACCCCACACCATCCACAAACACCGTCTCGATGTCTCTTAGCTCTTTAAAGTAACTAGCGATCATATCGTCCATACATTGCTCCCATACTATAGTCTGGTACGCTCTCAGGCATCTCATAAGCCCTTGACCCGAACGTGCCTTTATATATCTCTCTTGCCTTCTCACCAAGCATCCTACCGTCCATTAACTGTTCTTGGTCCTCGTTCTCAGGGTTCCTGTCCATAAGCTGCCTAGCAAAGCGTAACACTAGACCATCGGCTAAGTCAGGTGACTCCCCAACCCTAGCCTTGATCTCCTTCTTACTCTCTGCAAGCTTCTTCATGGTTATCTTATGCCTGTCACCTTTGGTATAACCAATTTGCTTAATTATCGCTTCCTTCATGTCATCAGCGTTATGGACCTGCATCCCACCAATGGTCATACCTGCGAAGCTTATCTTATCACTGACCTCAAGCACCCCAAGTCCCTCGTTGAAGAATTTCCTAGCCTCAAAGTATAATTGTGCCCTCATGTTGGCATACTCACTCTGGGACCTATCTGGTGTATCGGTTGGGCTATTAGCAAATGACACAAGGTCCCAATGATACCTTTGATCTTGGTTAGCAAGTGTTTTTAACGCCGTCCCCTCCCCTTGGTCGATCCATACCGCGTCAGCTCTATATTGCTTCTCATACCCTACTACCAAGTCGTAAGTGATCTTGTGGTCCTCCCCTATCTTACCGTCTAGTTTATAGACGTTTAATAGCTTAGACCAATGTCCTTGATGTACCCATATAGTAGTGTAGTCCCCACCTGTCCATGCGGGGTCCACAGTGATAATACAAGGTAGCCTTGATACGGACCTAACATCGAACTCCGAAGCTCTGTCAAAGGCATCTCTGACCCGATCTCGGTTGATAATGCTATCTGCGTTTGTTTTCCTAGGAAGCCCTCTCACACGGACCCTGAAGTCATCAGCGTCCTCATCCCCACCGCACTCTTTTAGTACCTGAGCAATGAAGTCCTTACTAACATGAGGTAACGTCCTCGTATCTATCCGTACTGGATTCCAGTCCTCATCACTCATCATGGCTTCAAACTTACTGTCTGGGTCGTCACTGTTCCCCAATGCCAGATGAACCTTTCTTGTATTCTTGTCCGTAAAGGCACCATTGGCGTATTGGAAGATAACCGCTGGAATACCAGGTGACTCCTCCATTACATATATAGTAGCGTTACCTTCATTATGTAGCCCCGATACGGCTGCGGGATTAGCTTCATCCCAAGTGAACATACTAAACTGCCACTGGTCAGCTTTCTTCTCATCCTTACTCTTTATACTCTCACCAAATTTATCAAAAAATAGATTACTGTACCTAGCATAAGTGAACCACTTATCATACTCAGGCCATACTACTTGGGTTAGCTGAGGCTTGGTGTTCCCCGTAAGCCTTCCTCTAAGCATATAAGTATACATAAGCATTATGACAGTCTGCGCCGCCCATGCCGTCTTACCCGATCCGTTACCCGTACTGATAGCCTTACGCCACACAGCATCAGCCTTCTCAGGGTCGGCAAAATGGCGAGTCATCTCAGCCCACTGTCTCATCTGCCAGTCATACGGCTTTTTGAACTCTAATGGATGACCCTTCTCACCATAGGGGAATATGACATAGACCAATTTGCAATAGTCATCTTTATATTTAACTACTAGGTCTTTAAACAGCTCTAACCCTGGGTCTACACTCACACTACCCCCTTAGGCTTAGTAAACGCAGGTAAAGGTCCTACAGCATCATATTTAACAGTAGAGACTACCTCGGCCTTGGGTGTTACGTCTATCGCATCCACATGGTCATTAGCACGCTTTACCGACCCTAGTAAAAACTCAGCCGCATTTTTGCTCACATCATGCTGGATAACATTCGTCTTCTTAAACGTATCCTTCTCCCTACCAAGAAGCTCTAACGTGCGAGGCTTGTCCCATAACTCAACTTCATATATCTTACCTTTATATTGAGGTATCCCATTTACGTCTTCTTCAAAATAACTCTTATATTTAAACTTCTTGATAGCTCGTCTTGTCTCAGGAGGTATGTCGTGTATGTTTTCGTATATTTTACCTGCTGGGTCAAACAGGTCGGCCACATCAGAGAAAGCAATCTCTTTGACCCGTTCAACAACTTGTTCAGCATCAAAGCCAAACTTTGCTATTACATCCTTTGTGATTTCTGTAATGGCTTTGTAAATATCAGGTCTGTTGAATAACGTCTTACCATCGCGATAGGTAATACCCGTTAAGTCTGAGGCTTGTTTTATGTCCTTGGTACCAACGTAATTACCAATGAATTTAATGATTGTAGGGTCAACCAAGTGCTCAGGTAATAGCGTTGATCTTAATATTTTACTGGTCTTTTCTGAGTCTGTGAGAGCATCCATGACTATGAGGATGCTGGAATAGATGGGAAGTGTCAAGCAACCTGTGGAAAAGAAAGGTCTAGTAACTAAACCACAGGTGCAGACATAACCAGTATTGACCAAGGGGTAGGGGTTGTCAAGGGTTTGATTAGGAAAATTTATGGGAAAATATATGGGAAATTATATGGGAAATTTAGGCTAAAAAATATGGGGAAAAATATATGGAAAATTTAGGCTAAAAAGTTTTAGAAAATTGCGTTTACGTTTTTTTTGAGCATTACAAAATCCCTCCCGCGCTCTAAACTTTTGCGTACCCCCCGTCAAAATAAAAAAATCTTTTTAAAAATTCAAAATCAATTCAAACAATCAACATCAATCAAACAACATCAAACACCGAGAAGCTTCAAGGTCCCACAATGCTTAAACCTGGCATTGCACAAATTGCAGTCAGTGTCGATAAGTTCTACACGATACATTGCTTCAACTATATTTAAAGCAATGTAGGACCTTGGCACAAGCCATGCAGTAATAATTCAGCATGAAAACACTAATTTTAGTCATCTTATTATCGGCAAGCGTATCAAATGCAAAGGGACTGACCTTGAATCAAGTTATGTCTAAGGTCGGTAATATCAAAAATCTAACATTAGACAAGTTAACATCTAAAGTTACTACAGTCGCTGAAGCTGCTGGCGAGTATGAACTAGATGCAAGTGAAGTCTGTGACTTTTTTAAAAATGAACTAACAAACAAACAAAAACAAGAGTGTAAAGCTCTAGAAAGTGAGTCTAACAATGAAAGTTTCTAAAACAATGAGAACAATATCGGTTGTCGTAATCCTAACGGCGTTCTATCTGCAAGCCAAGGCTGCCCCTGTTTACACTGCCCAAAGTCTTAAGGGTATTACGGCAAGCGAAGCGATTAAGGCAGCCAAGTCCGGCGTAATCTTTAAATGTTCAAAGGCGAAGCTTGGACCTAACGCTAGTCCTGTTAAGGTTAGTGGCAGCAAGACAATCTTTACGACTGCCAAGATTGTAAATGATGATTCAGC